ATAATCTTTACTTGTTTTTAATTATATTAATTATAGTTTCATATAAAAATACTGTTTTAATCGAAGGTGTTGGAGAAGCGGATGGAGAAGCGGATGGAGAAGCAGGTGGAGAAGCAGGTGGAGAAGCAGGTGGAGAAGAAGATGAAGGGTTAGCAGATGAAGAAGCAGCGGAAGCAAAAAGAAAAGCAAAAGAAGCAAAAAGAAAAGCAAAAGAAGAAGCAAAAAAAGAAATGGAGGCACTTAAGAGAGATGCCGCAAAAGAAGCTGGTATTGACCCAGAAAGTATAAAATTAAATGATGGTGGCGAAATAAATAGTTTTGGTGATTTATTCGGGCAGGCAAGAAGAAATGCCGAACGCTTGTTAAACGCATTGGGAAATTAATAACAAATAATTTAATATAATATTTATATTATATATCATGCTTCCTGAATCAATTCATGTGTTTTTGAACAATATAAATCATAGTAAATTCTTTACTGGGTTTGTAATGATTTTATTAAACATAAGTTCAAGATATGTAAAAATAGATATTAGTAAATCTCAAGAAAATTATTTAAAAAAATCTTTAGGCAGACATGTTTTAGTTTTTGCTGTATTATGGATGGGTCTTAGAGATATATTAGTTGCTCTAGGTTTAACTGCCATATTTAATGTATTTATAGACTATCTATTAAATGAAGAAAGTCGTTTTTGTATAATACCGCATAAATATAGAGAGTATGAACATTTATTAGATTTGAATGGTGATGGTGAGGTTACAGAAGAAGAAATAAATAAAGCTCGAGAAATACTTGAAAAAGCAAAAAAAAAAGACAGTAAAAAGGACATATTAAAACATATGGCAAATTTTAGAACAGATATTTAAATTCTTTCTATTTATCTATGAATTTAAATATTATTTTAAACTATATATATAGTTATGAATTTCAATATTAAAAATAGAAATCCATATAAAATGAATGTAAATAATAGACAGGTAAAAAAAAGAAATAATAAAACATTAAAGAGTGATACATTTAAATTAAACATTTATTACAAAATCTCAGATTATGCTGGAACAAATGGTGGTTCAAATAATGATGGTTATTATCTATATACGGAAAAGAAAGATATTTCGGAATTTCAATTTATAGATGTTGGTGATAAAGTTCAATATAATAATCCAACACACCCTAATCATTTAAAACGCGCTATTGTTAGAAAATATAATAGAAACGCTGAATTTGAAATAATATTTAATGACCCACCTTTTTTATATGAAATAGATAAAAAAACAAATAATAAATATAAAACAAATAAAAAAATAAAAATAATTAATAATGTAAAGTTTAGAAATTTAAAAAAACTTACTTCGACAAAAAGTTCATTAACAATTAAACAAGCCGTAATTCATGGTGGTATAAAAAAAAAATATAATTTACGAGATTTTTTTGAGACACCCATAAAAGATCCAAGTGAAGAATATTCAAATGAAACGTTGCTTTTATATAGAACATTACTATTCTTATTTACCATTAATATTACAGATGAAAATGATAGTTCAATTAAAGAAATAAAAGAAATTATTGCCAATATGAATATTGTTAAAAATGAAGATTCACAAATATATAATCAAATATCCAATAAATTAAATGAATTAATTAAATTAAAATATAAATCAAATAAGAATTTTTTTTACTTAGATATAAGAGATTTTTTAATTACATTTAATAGTTGGTCAAATGAAGAGTTTGTCAAAAAATTAGAAGCTGAAGAGTCTTTTAACGAAAAGGGTGTAGAGAGAAAAAAAAATGCTTCGTTAGCCAATGCTTACTCGTTTTTTGAAAAATTACTAGGAGTTTTTAAAAAGAAAAAGGGAACTGATAATTTAAGGTATAACGTAATTGACCTTGGGATAACCAATAAAAAACAATATTATACTTTTTTACAAAATTTAAAGAAAAAAAAATCAGAAATCATGGACAAGAAATTTTTAACATATCAAGATGTATTAGAAAAAAAAATCAATGAAAAAATAAGAAGAAATTTTTTAAAAGGTGACCGTTTTTATCCAGAAGAAGTTAAATTTAAGTATTCGGGTATTAGTGAAAATGAAAATAATAAAGATATCAATAGATTGATTAAACCGTCAGAAAATATGAAATTTACTATAGTTAGTGAACCTGAAATTAAAAATGATTTAATTCAAGATAATGATTTTGTCGAAAAAGACGGAGAAACAGAAAAAATAAAAAAAATGTTTATTATTAAAAAAATACCAGATAATCAAAACCCCGGTGAAATAGATATTTATATTAAGTTAGATTTAGATAGCGAAAAAATAATAGATGACGAAGATGATATTGAAGATAGTATAAAAAATCCATCTGGCGTTTCTTTGTTTAAAATAGCTTCGAATATGGTAAAAAATATACAAAAAAATCTTGACTGTGAAAATGTAAAAAAAAATATTAAACAAGATGCCGATGATATTTATGATTTACTTAAAAATAAATTAGGTAGTCAGGAATTTAAAGAACCTTATGTCGCAAAAACAAGCTTAGAAGAAAAAAATGAAAATGCCACAAAAACTGTCGCAACTGTCATACCATTTAATAATCGTGTTTCTTTCATTAAAAGACAAGTAAAGAAAGGGGGTAGAAAAAATAGAACACTTAAAAAACGTTAAAAACTTATTTAAAGTATTTAAATATTCATAAATATTTTAAATTATAATGTCCGATGGAGAAATATCAAGATCAAATAGTAATGAAGTAGCTATTATTAACAGTAGTTTATCCCCATATGTCAATATAAAATGTAACACAAACATTGAAAAAAAAAGTAGTCAAGAATATAAAAATTATATTAATAATATTAGAAATATGCCACAAAGAAGGCATACATATAAAAAGAAAAGTTATTGCGAACATGTTTGCGAAGCGCTTCCGCTTGTTTTTAAAAACTTTCATCTTAAAATGTCGGATCATTTATTGCTTGGTGGCGAACATACACAAAAAATATCCCCCGGTTTTAATTCACCAATAGTATCTAATAATGAAAATATATCATCTGAAGAGAAAAAAGAAATAGTTAAAATGTCACCATCCTTTGGAATGTTTAGTTTGTTTAAGTACCATATTAAACGAGGTTATTTAAATAAAGAGTTGAAAAAAACAAATAAAATTTATTGTTCGCATATATTTTCTCTTATATTTGCTTTGCCTATTATGATTTTTATAGGACAATGGCTTTTATATCTTGCTTTAATATTACACGAAGCGAGAACATTTGATAATGAGATATGTAGTAATGATGGTACATTTGAAAATAAATTAATGATCGCTGGTATTAGTATTGTTTATTTCGCAAGAAGTTTTTTTATTTGGGATAATTTAACAAATAGTTTAAGTTTAAAAAAAATGAATAAAGTTAATAGTTATACTTCTATCTTAGACACCTTTCAAGAATTTTCATTTATTTTATTTGTTTATGGCGCAAATATGTGGGTTGTATTTATTGATGGAGATATTTATAATATGGTTTTGAATTCACTTGCTATGGAATTTTTAATGCAATTAGACAATGATTTTCAAGAGCTTTATTTTCAATATTTACCTGGAGCTGCTGATGATATTTACGATAATATTTTTGTGTCTTATCATGAAAATAAAGAATTATTAGAGGACAGACAAAAAAATGATAAATGTTTCCGTTGTTTTAGTTGTTTGGTTTATATACCATATAAATTATTAGTAATTTCAATATTTTTATTTCCTTTATTTTGCTTTTTCATGATGTTCGCCGGACCTATTTGTAAGTAATTTTTCCTCTAAATCTTTAATGCGCAATCGTAACAATTCTATTTCTTTTTCTTTTATAGTTTCATCATCATCTATACCGTAATACCATTTATATACATATTTTGTTCCATTTACAGTAAGTGCTCCAACATGATATACTATGTCAAAAGTTTCATATAATATAAATCCAAGAACCATTTATATTATAAGTATATTTTCAATTATAACATATTTTTAATTATACACTTTGTTTAATAGGTATTATAATATTAATATTTTGATTAGATAATCCTATATATCTTTTCATCATGATTATTTTATTTCCTAATCTAAACCTTTTCTCTTTAATTTGAATTCCTTTTTTTTTGATTTGTTTTACAGTTAATGTACTCTGAACAGAGTTTGAAAAATCACGTTCTTCTTTTTTATATTGTTTAAACTTATTCTCTAATTTTATTAATATTTTTACTTGTTTTTTTAATTCTATGGGCGCTGATTTTTTTCTCGAAAATCTACGCATTATTTTATAATCATGTTCCAATAATTTTTTTTTATAATCCCAAGTATATCCCGATAAAGCAGAAGATATTATATGATTATTAGATGTGGCTTTATTATGTTTATTCACACCCTGATTATTACACAGCGGACATCGATTTTTTCCCATTCTAAACCAAGTCATTATACAATTTGTATGATAACAGTGATTACATTCTGGTAAAGTATATATTGATGAATTGCCAGAAAGATCTATATTTTCATGACATATAGCACATAATTCGCTCATTTAATAAAAAAATAACTATATTTTTAAATACTTATAATAAATGTTATTCGTTTAAAATAATTTTTGTAATTTCTCTCCAATGTTCTTTTTCTATTTGTAATTGATTAATTAATTCTTTAGCTTCCTTATGTGCTTTTTTTAATCCTTCATATTCTTCTTCGTATGAATTTTCATTATCATTTCCATGATTTAATTTTGTTTTTTTAATAATGTCTTCTAGTCTCAATACTTCTTCTTTTAATTCAAGTAAACGTTTGCGAATAAAAACAACTTTTGCTACTTTTTCTTTAATACTGTCCATGTTTATATAATTTTATATATAATTAATTATATAAATTCAATTTAATGTATAATTAGTTGGAACATTACCCCAACCATTTACAGCTGGAGAATAAGTTCCCTGTGCCGTTAATAAAGCAGTTGTTAATCCAACTATAACGCACGTTACTAACCATCCGACAACCGTTTTACCAAATACTCTACAATTTATTCCAGAGCAATTCTTTGTATTTTCTAAAAATCCTACTCCCGTTGTTGCGCCTACTTGACAATGTGTTGTTGAAAGGGGTATTTTTAAACGACTTCCTATAATAATAACAAGGGCAGAACTTAATTCTATAGCTGTACCACGAGATGGTGTAATTTTACATAATTTTTCACCCATCGCATAAATTATTTTATATCCATACACAAATAAACCAATAGCAATGCCACCACCACCCATAGCTAATATCCAATATGCGTTATTTCCCATATCTGTTTCCCCACTTGTTATATTGTAATTATTTTCATATAAAACATATATCACTGCGAATGGACCAATGGCGTTAGCAACATCATTCGCGCCATGGCTAAATGAACAACAAATAGCAGTAAATATTTGAAGATATTTAAATAATTCCTCTGTTTTTACATTAAATTTTTCCGCCTTTTCATGTAATTTTATTATTCTATTCATCTCATTTGTTGATTTAATATTCAATTTGTCTTTATTTTTTGTTACATCATTTGTTATCATTTCTATATTTTCAGATGGAGTGCTTTCTTCTATTTGATTATTTACCTTTTTATTTATAAATTTTTTTAAATAAGGTACAATTGGAATAGTTATAATGGCACAACCTAAACCAATACCGAATGCTGAACCAAGAGCAACTTCAAGTGGTGTTTTATGTAATCCCAGTCCTTTTGCTCCCTTATAAATAATGAAAAATGAATTAATAGTCATAGTGGAACCAATAAGAACAGGATATGCTATATTTATCCTATAAGAATTGAAATCTTTTCTGAGAACAAGTGTTCGTGTTACTCCAAAAATAAATATTGCGAATAATGCTGAAAATATTGGAGATAAAACCCATGACAAAACGATACCACAAACACCTCCCATATACGGAAATGATTCCAATGGTTTATACCATATAACACAATCAGGACCCGCTAAAACCATCGTCATTCCAATCATACCACCTACGCAAGAATGGGTTGTTGATACAGGCATTTCATACTTAC